CTAAAATACCGGTTAAATCAGTTAACTGGTTTTTTAGAAAAACTTTATTCGAAAATGAATCTATATCGAGAGGACCAGGTTTCGATAATTCAACCGATAATAATAAATACTACTTCCATAATAGATATAATTTATCTACACAAGATACGTATTCAATTAGTAATGAATTTTATAATCCTCCAATGTCAAGTGCTAAAATTTTTGTAAACGGGGAAGATATACCAGGGTTTCAAGATACTGATCATAAATATTATAAATATACCGTACCATTCTTGTCTCGATTATCAAGACCTTTAAGAAATATATACACGTTTGCATTCTCGATGAATCCGGTAAATGTGGAACCATCGGGAAGCTTGGATTTTAGTCAGTTACAATCTAACAGAACTGTTTTAGATATTAAAATGACAAATGGTTTAACTGACGATTATAATTTACATATTTATTATGTAGGTTATCAAACATATACGTTTGAAAACGGGTATATTAGTCGTGCTTATTAAATAACTTATTTTTATTATTTTTTATGTATTCGATTATATTATTTTTTATACACCATCTTATGAAATTTAACTGCGCAACAGTCGTATGAATTTCATCAGATGTACCTGGTATTATGTAACTAATTTTATCGGTTCTACAAAAAGGATCAAATAACTTTTTACTGTATCCATCCAAACTCGATTTATAAGCACAATGAACACTGAAAATTTTTCCATCGTTAGTTTTGTACATTAAATTATTTTTTTTAGAATAATTTGTTATGAACCATTCAAGATTCCTCAAAGAGATACCACCCGATTTGTTTAGTATTTGTTTTAATACATCTTTATTCTTAGATTCTTTATAAAAACCATCTATAGACGTTAATAATATATCTGATTTATTCATCTTATATATTTTTATTAATTTAACTTTAAGTTTATTTAAAAACTGTTTTTGTAATAGGTAGTGGTAAACATTCGTCATCCGATGTATTATTAGATGAACTACTACCATTACCTTCGTATTGAATTTTACTCCAATTTGAAATAACAGGGACGTCATCAATCTTTAAACTTTTCGCGTGACTTTTACAAAATTTATATAACCCTACCGTCCATTTAGCAGATTTCATACATATTTTACCATTATTTGATATCCCACAACACAATTTGTTACATCCAGAATCTCGAGTATGTGTATCAATTATATACTCTAAACAAGATGATATATTAATAAGTCCTTTTCTTTCTTGTGATAAACGTTCAATCGTTTTACATTTTATAATATCAAGTCTTTCTATAGCTGTATTATGGATAGCATTACTTAACCTAAACTCAATTCGTGCAGTTTCTCTTATATCTAACATTTTTGGAAATGGTACATCTTCATCTTTATAAACATATTCACATTTTTTAATAAGTTCGTCAAACGGTATTTTATATTTTTCTGAAATTTTACGATACATGTGAATGAGCTCGTATTTTATTAGATTTTTCATATTTTTTTCAAAAACCTCGATCGTTTGTGAAAAAGTTGTAATATCCATATTCTTATAATACAATGCATTTTATTTTTTAAGTTTAAAAATGTCTGATATACGTTTCTGTTTAGGATCGTAATCACATAATTTACTTCGTTTTTCGGGTTTAGAACGTGTTATGAGTTCACCAAATATTTCTTCTTTGGGATTATCAAATAATGGTTCTATGAGGTCACATATAGGGTTAATAAATTTATTAAGAAAATAATAAGGATAATCTATATCCATTTTATTATCGACCGCATATTTCGGATCTTCAGCCTTCTCGTAAGCTTTTGCTCTAGGATCCCAAGTTTTACATAAAATGTAAGGAACTCTATCACCTGATTGTGGCTCAGAACCAGGTTGTCTATCACGCATCTTATTGCGAACCTGTACGTGTGGTAGATTATCAGACTTATACGAATCACCCAACTGTTGCGAAAGTATAAGTTTTTCATTAGGTACGTCACCTTCTAATAACTCGACAGCTCGTTGCAAAGCTAAAGCTTTAGGTGTACTCGTATCGTTACTTTCCAATATAACATCGAGTAACTCTTTGGAAACTTCACGCATATAAGGAGTATTATCACGGCGAACAAGTTGAAGACCTTTCACATCTATATAATCCATATTCATTTTACCATCTTTACCTTGTGTCCATAGTTTTGCCGCATACCTTTTCTTTGAATACAAAAAATACGGATAATACACCTTTTCAAGTTCTAGATTATTTGGTTTCTTAAAAAGTTTTGTACACTCTTCCGCCGCGCGTTCACCAAGTTCCCAACTATATTTAATAGCCTCCTCACCTTTACGTTCACCTACATCAAATTCAACCATAACAGAATCGGTATTGTGTACAACGAGATCACCCGGACCAACGTGAAAATGATGTGATTCGGTTGTTAAATCGTAAACGTAACCATCCGTTCGACCTAAATATTCAAGTTTTTTAATTTTTATAGGCGATTTTCTTTGTGTAGATTTTGTCCAAGTCTGTCTAAAAACATTCGGTTTGTCACATCGTGTATTTATAGAAACATTATAACCAAGTTTTTTACCTAATATATACATACCCATACTTCCTTCTTTACCTTTTATATCCATGCGTGTATATCCATTTTCATCCTTATCTCCATCTGCCATATAATACCCATTGAAAAAAGCCTGTATTATACCACGAGATGCATTTAAAATACACGAAGGAACTACCTTTTCTCTATATTCATTATAAAACAAACTTCTATACTTATCAACAATTTCTAAAACATTGCCTAACGCGTTAAGTTTATAAACACCCGAACTTTCAATTGTATCGTACATTTTCGTTTCAAATGGACAAAGCTTTTTCATTTCATATAAATACTCCATTTTTGAATTATTGAGAGCCCAAGTACTCTTCACTCCAGATTTACATCTGTATGTACCACACGAACCATCACCAAAAAAGAATCCCATTACCTTAGCTTCATCTATAGTAATACCTGTATCTTCACTATAAAATGCTTCCATTGAATTACCGTGTAATAATTTCATTCCAACAGAAACTTCCGATGGTTTAACCATTTCTTTATTCTCAAGAAGTAAACTATGATCTTCAGTTACATCTACTATACCGGTATGTGTTAATACACGGTGAATATTCTTATTAGTTTTATGTCGTACGACTTGTTTAATCAGTGTAAAACCAGATTCAGTCCATACCTCCGCGTGTATAAAACCAATCTCCTTACCATCGTCTCTCTTAACATAATCATTTACAAGTGTATCTATCCTACACGTTTCAATAGTACCATCTCGACGAACGAGTAAAGGTGTATCTGGTGTTACAGAATCACCGTACCTTACCTTTGCACCCGGGTAATGTTTCTCTACATAATTCTTTGTATCTTCAATCATCATACGTCCTTTCATTGTTGTTGAAGACGCTATAGGTACACATGGTAACATACCTTTAGACGCACCGGTAAAACCGTATACAGAATTCATTGAAATCTTATACGCCAATTGTTTACCGTTATACATCTCTTTCAAAGACCCCGTCGAATTAGCCATATCTTTTTTAGCCTGTTTTCTAAACTGTTTAAGTTCTGTTAAGATACTTGGTATAAGACTCGGTACATTTTGTACGAATTTATAATTTCCAAACGTTTCGATCTCTAAATCAGGGTATAATTTTTTATTTTCATATACAGGATCCATTATCAAAGTAGAATAACACAAATTGTGTCCCACCATTATAGACGGGTACAGGGCTTCAAAATCAAGGGCGGTTATCGGTGTGTAATACGCACCCTTTTGCGCCTCCAATACAGTTGCACCTTCATACCCATCGACGAGACCCTGTCCCCACTCTATAGTAGGAACAAGGTACCCCATTTCTCTCGCTTTTTTAGTTAACTGACTAAACACTTTAATCTGTTGTCCTCTCTCGACTAAATAACATAACGGGACCCATGTCGCCTTTGCCATTTCAAGAAGATTTATAAGTGTACATAATTTAGAAAGTAATTTATGCGGAAGTAAAGTATCTTTTATACAATATTCCGCAACCTCGCGTAGTTTTATAGGGTCTTCCTCTCTAAAACGAGCAAACATTTCTTTAGCAGGCATATCAATCTTTTGATCACCCAAATATAATTTAGAAACGTTATCGAGTTTATACGAATCAAGTTTATACCCCTTTTTAACCTCGTGAAACATATCAAAAATGAAACGACCGGGTATAGGTAATAATTTAAGTTCATTATCACCAAGTGCACTCGAAGACAGTTTTTTTACTTTCATCTCACACGTATGACCCTTAAGCTTACTCATTTCATAAAATTCAGGCGAACACCTAACCATATTAGCTCGTGTCATAATATAATTCATATCAAAACCAAATATGTTCCAACCGGTTATTATATCTATATCCATTTCTACCATATATTCACTAAACGCTTCTAACATTTTACGTTCAGAATCGTAACTTAAAATAGTACATCCTTCAAGCTCACTATCTGTTTGTTTATAACAAAAACAGGTTTTATTATAAGGAACATCGCTACCAAAAGAACACAGGGAAACTGCAATTTGAAAACAACAATCACCTAATATCTCAGCATCAGGAAATTTACCAGTCGAGCTATTACATTCAATATCAGGTTTATCGACCGGTTTTAAATTTTTCCAATTATTACACGTTATATCAATATCAGTATTTGCACAATTTGCATCAGTACAATCACTCCCAGAATCTAACCACCCAGTTGACTGAATACCAGTTGTATGCATTAATCTAAGTACCGGATCCAAATTAGACTCGTAAAGTTTCAATTTTATCTCTTCACCAGTATATTTCCATTGTCCGATTTCTTGATCGTTTACAATATTGAATACCCATTCATGTAGTTTCAGAGGTCTTTTCAGAGTATACCCAACCTTACGACGATTCACGAGTGTATCAAAATTAAGTTTCATAAAATAAAATTTTTTACTATTCTGAAATCCCCAAACATCCATAGAAG